TTTGTCAAGGTCAATTTCTTTGCCCTGCATTGTTCTATAAACACTATTTGCCATTGTTATCTCCTAACATTATATAATTACTTATCTCAAGAATTCATGCCAGTCTAAATTATATTTTATACTATCAATTCTGTGTACTCCAATTAGATAAAGCACGTAACTAGCTACACTAGACCCACGCCCTACACCCCAAACTACATTATTAGCCCTAAGCGTATCTACAATGTACTTTAAAACAAACAATAAATCGAGTATATTATGCTCGATAAATGCTTCAAGTTCTTCACTCACCCTATCTGTTTGTTCTTTAGTAGTACACATGCCATATAGCATTTCTACTAAGTTCGGATAGTAGTCATTGGGGATAAACCAATCTTTTTGATTAGCTTTATCAAAAGATTCTAAATCTAAGTTATTAACGATTGTCTTAGGAGTTATTCCTAAGTGGTTGAACAATTCCTGAACCTCAGTAGTGGGATCAGTAAAAATTTGATCAATATATTCTAACTGCCCTTTATAAAGCATATTAAAAATATCGTGTTCTTGAAAGATTGGATTACCGTAAGAGTCTGATAGCATCTAGCTATTTTACTTGACATTGATCAGTTTGTCAAGTCCTTTGTCTCTATTTTGGTATTGTTGCTGCCATGCTTTTGCTCGTCTGCTTCTTAGTTCTTCGTTATATAGATCTAAAAATAACGAGATTTGGGTTTGTAGTGCAGGATTACTGCTCTGCCAATACTTTCTACTAAGGTCAGAAACGCGAGACTCGATCTCGGCATCTTTTAATTGTGAAAAATCTTCAGCTAACGGATGCATTAGGCAAATTCTCCAAGGTATCTAAGATACATTTTACTACCAGTGCCGTAGTCGTATTTTGATGCTTCTACCATAACAGTTTTTCCAGCTGGGACAGCAATAGCATGACTGGTAAATTTTCCACTATCATCGTCTGATACCGTAGCTAATGCGTTTGTTGCAAACGTAACAGTATGTGATGATGTTTGGTTGTTTTCTAAATGAACACGAACTTTAGCAAATCGATTGTCTAATGTTGGCCAATTGGTCAGTGTTAATGTAATGTTAGCATTACTGAGAGTAATTCTTTGATAGTCGCCTGTAGAAACATCTAAGTTGCCCGTAGGTGCTTCAAGTACCGAAGCAACTGATCCGTATAATTTTTTAGTTACGGCATTTTGGATAATATTGCCACCAAAATCATTAGTTACATTTAATTTAGCAGTAGTTGTCTGCAGACTTGTAATCTCAGTTGCTGATTGAGCAAGTCCATCTTTAATAATTTGGAAATTATCTCTATAACCTTGACTGTTGTTGTCTTGGCCTGCTACCGGAAAATTGGCATCAATGGTTGATGATACTATCGCACTTGTCATGTTATTATAGTCCTGTCGTTTCTAAATACGATATATTTATCAGTGGTATCACCAGTAACAGAATCTATTGTGTATCTATCAATAGTATAGTCAATTTTATTAAAGCTAAAGTCCGTATTTGTTTTTAAATAATTTTTAATGTTAAGTAGTATGTCACTTCCACGCCCAACTTTACAAAAACAAAGTGGAATAGCACTAACAAATCCTAATTCTTGAACACTACCGTCTTGAACAGTTCTCATCCACAACGGCATATAATTTCGATCATGTAATCCTAGTTGTTCAATACGTTTACGCCACAGCGAGATACTTGCTGGCCCCCTAAACTCACTAGCAAGGTATACATCACTGCGATCTGCGGTTACTGAATACGGCTGAGGTCTGCCCCAAAATCTTTCTGAAGTATCGAACGGCCCGTTAAAATATACATTAGTTTGATCGGTAGTTACTTTTACCGGATCAACCGATCCAGCAACAGCTAAGTCTAACGTCTTATTACCAATTTCAAGAGGATCAATGACATCAATATAGATAACTTCGTACACAACAGTATTGGTACCAGGTATCTTTGCTTGAGCTAATTTTATATCGCCTAATTTAAATCGTTTTTTGCGATGATTTTGACCAACTACTGAAACTATCTGTGCAGCAGTCTTAGTTTCTATGCCAGCATATACTGACATTTTTAATTCAGTCTGTATTCCAAAATTACTATCACTTGGTCTATAGATTGCAGTTGCATTGAATACCTCAACATTTCTAATAAATGTTTTAAACATTTCTCTTTGATCTAATTTAAGGTATGGTTTTGCAGTTATGTTACTATACAATCTATTATTTGGAGTAGTAACTGTTAAACTAAATGTTCTTGATATTGCACTGTAGCCTAAAATATCTCGAGCTTGTACAGTAAACGAGTATGAACGATCAAATGTAGTAGTTCCTGCATCCAATCTAAAACTATTACCGTCAAATGTAACAATACCTTGGTTGGTAAAACTATATACAACCCAATTATTTAAATTAAATGTAGCACTTATACTAGGCATAATTGCTTTATAATATACTCCATTATGCAGAACTACATTGTTTATGTTGTAGTTTCGCATGGCTTTCCAGTTACTCTGATATTGAATGCTGTCGCCAAACTGTGTTACTTTTCCAATAATTTCCCCATCGAGCGCAAGAGATAATCCTGGTGGCAATTGGCCACTAGTTTTTACATATAGTATAACAGAGTTAGAAATAGTGCTTGATGCTGTAATTAACAAACTGCTAATCAAGTTAGCTTCAATAGAACCTAGATTTGATCCAGTTATCCAACCCATTACACTTTCAACTTCACCTAAAAGCTGTATAGTAAATGTACGCTGACTATACGCAGTTTCAGCACGATCGCTTAATCTAGTTGCGGTTACAGTAAAATTATAAGTTTTAGTAATGGCTGGTTGATACGGTACAATGCCAAACACTTCAGCAGTACCTTGATCAAATTGCATTCCTGGTGGTAGCACACTAGGTGAAGAATCCGGGTTTACTGTGTCTAATGAGTAGACAATTGGCCCAAGATCTAAATCTTCGTAAGTATCTAATCTAATAGTTTGGTAATTGTTTGCCCTACGTACTCCAAGATTTGCAGGAGTAACCCATATTGGGGCACGTACATATGTTGCATCAACCATAAATGTACCAGAGCCCGCTGTGGTAACTGTGTTATCTGCTCTAAAATAGTCATCACCAACTACGTAAATTTTAAACTTTCTTTTTACTTCTGTATCACCATCTGTAATTGTAACTACAAACTCATAGTTACGATTTAATTTCTTTGGGCTAAGACTAGGTGTACTGTAATCAAAAATTGCAGTATCATAAATGTAACTATCATACCCGTTTGAGGACCTATATCCAAAGTCAAATGCTACTGCATCATAAACTGTAGTATCAAAAAATCCATTTCCAGCAGTTGTAGGAATAACCAATGCAGGTTGTATCCAACCTACAATTCTTCCGGAGTCAGTTAATACCAATCCGGGCGGCAACGTTCCTCCATTACTGGCTATGAAATACTTTAATCGTTGTCCAGCCGCAGTATCGGGATCGGTTGCAAGTAGTTGGAAGTCAATATATGAACTATCAAGTATGTAATAGATATTATTAGGACCAACAGGCAACGTTCCGGCAGCAGTTTGCCACACTGGTTGATCAGCACCTTCTACATTAATTGTAAAAGTTCTATCTGAAATTTCATTGTTATATGATGCACGTATTACAAATTTAAATTCGGTTGAGCGAGGCACTTCAAATGCTGATCCAATAATGTCATTGCCTACTATCCTTAACCCTGGAGGAAGTTTTCCTGAAATTACAGAGTATGTGGCAGCACTTACAACAACAGGTAACGGTTGATTTATTGATGTTCTTTCTTGTATAGTACCAAGACTATATCCAGAACGTTCAGTCCATACGCTCAGCGGCATGATTATAAAGTCCTTCTTATTCTTAATCGAGGATATACTGCGCCAGTAGTAGGTCTAGGTTTGTAATTAATTTTAGGAAATGTATTTCCATTAAGTGATCGCTCACTATAATAGTACAGCACTAAATTAGCAGCACCTTGTAAATCTTGTGCATCAGTTGCACCACCTGTTGTAGCTGTTAACTGACTTTGTTTAGCGTATGCAAGTATATAGGCTTTGGATTGAGTTTGATTCATACTAGGATATATTTCTAATGCACATGCTAGTACTCCACATACCTGCGGACTGGCCATCGAAGTGCCACTAAACTTTCCTAAATAATATGCAGCATTTCTTGAATCAGATACTCCACTAGGTAGAGCACTAATAATATATGTTCCAGGTGCCCATATATCAACACCTGGGCCACAATCACTGTATTGCACTTTTTGATCTAGCTGAATAGTATCAATAGACCCAACGCAGATAGCAGGTAAACCGGTATCGTTAGCAGTTGGACTAGTACCTCTCATATAAAAATACGGTTGTGCTACACTACCAGGATATCGACTAGCCATTTCAAAAGAGTTATCCCAGTCAGGGCCGCCTGGTACATCGTGTTTCCAACGTCCATTGCCGGCTGCGCCTACCATGACAATACCTTCAGCGTATAAATCTACTAGGTCAATATCACATGCCGGCACTCTTGCAGGAATACGTTGTCCTGCAATAAATCCCCAACCGTTTAATTGTTGTGTAGTAAATCCGCTGCCCACAGTTTTTCTTCCGTTTGTACCTAATTGCAAATCAATCTGCGCCGGAGTTGCTTCATAGAAAACATATTCGTTAACCATGTTTGGACTACCTAAGGTTCCTGAAATTGCCGAGGCACCCTCAATCCTTACGCGATATGTTCTATTTGGAGCAGTACCTTCGACACCGTAATAAATTCTTTGTACTGAGTTATCGGCACACGACCACATGATTTTAGGTAAGTTAGGAGTAGTTGCATTTAAATTAGTATATAAAGCTGACCCAGATCCAAATGTCACATAATGATTAGTACCCACATAGATAGTACTATATGATGTTCCAAGATATGTAATACTAAACGGTAATGCTAATGTCCAGTATCCGTCATCATTGGTACCAGATGTTGGAGTTGTTGAACTTGCAAGGCTACCGGCACCGAGTAATGTGTTAGTGATAGTTGTTACTGTAGCTGAAGCAGTATGAGAATCAGTAACTACTGTTAGCGACATTGCTGTTGCAAAAGATGGGTTACTTACTCCTGATACATTAATTACTGAAAGGAATCTAACAGTGTATACTTCAGTATTTGGTAAGTTAACTAATGTTTGTTGTAGATTAATCTCAATAGTTCCGCCGTTGGTTGTTGATTGTTCTATAGCGGTAAATCTATAAACTTCAGCAGCACTTGCATTAGTAATAACAATTTCACCAGCAAGTGACATACTTCCAGAGACTGCATCAATTGCAACATTATGAATCAAATTTAGATCAGCAGGACCTTGTATTGTAAGTTCATAGGTACTACTAGGTTGAGACAAATCAATAAAAAATGCCTGTTGTCCTTGCTGAGACCATGTGCCTGGCTTTGTTAATATGCTGCCACCCGGCGCAGTGTATGGACCAACAGTGGTAATCCTATTTCCATAATTCTCAAAACCTGCTAGGGTAGCAAGACGTTCGTTAGCAGTACATATACCACTGTAGCCCGTATAAGTAGGTGATCCTACATTAGGAGTATATCGGGTGCCTCTATAGGTAACTGCGGTAATATCACCGAATGTCCAGTCGCTAGGGAAAATGCTTTGACCCCAACTGTTGTTAACAATGGTTGGATTCTTTCTTCCTGTAGCATTATTAATAGTTTTATTTCTATGGAATGCTCTTATGTAATCAAACACATAACTAAAGTTTCCAGGATTACCTGTATCGTAGAATAAGTTATAGATATTAGCACTACGGGCCCAACCCTGAGTATTTCCTGCAACTGTTCCTGCAACGTGTGTTGAATGATCACCGGTGTCGTATGTGTATGTACCGTTTGATCCATTACCTATTTCTGCATTATGTTGATACCAATTATATTGCTGTGTTCGAGTGCCGCCGGTACCATCTGCATTAACAGCATACTCTGGATGATTCCATACTATACCATTTAAGTCACAAATTACAACATCAACATTACGACCAGTCTGTGTAAGATTAATGGTTCCTGTTTGATTAGGAGTACCAGTACCGTTTCCTTGATACCCCGTCCCACCCCAATTGGATCGTTGAACTCCCTCTGTGCAACGTAACAGTCCCCAGTTCTTCATTGCTGATAAAGTAGATGACGATTTATCCCAGTTAGTTGATGTTTGAGTAACAGTTGTACCAGCACTAATTCCGAGATAGTAAGGTGCTAGTGTTACTGATTGAACTCGAGGGTCGGTCTTTAACGATTCGGCTTCCCAGTCAGCTAGCAAATAATGAGTGTTTCTACTAGTAGTCCTGCGATGTAGACAATCAATACTGCGTGTTAATTCTAAATTTGGAGGCGTTTTACCTTGAGTTTCTAAATCGTCGTAAATAGATTCTAAGTCTTGAAAATCATGTACAGAAACAATATATTCTTTTTTTCTAAGGTAATCTGAAATAGACATATTACGCCTCTACTTGCAAGATAGTTAACGTAACAGTAACTACAGATGTACCACCACTCTTATTAGTAACTGCTAATGCAATTACTGACGTTGGTAATGCTTCGTCATTGAACCCAAATACTCCTGGTGACATAATTATAGTTGCTGCTCCGGTTGTAATAACTTCAGCAATTACTCCTGCACCAGGTAACGGATCAACCCCTTCAGCTCTAGAACTATCGGCACTCCGGGCAGCAGTGTTTGTATAAATTCTAACCCAGGCTGCAACACTGGTTTGTATTTTATATAAAACGTATCCTTTTGCTCCAGCAATTGAAATATTACTAGTTGCACCATTGGCAATAGATGCGGTAGTTTCTGAAACTGCTGTGCGTGATAATAGTCCACTACCCCCTCCACTAGTCGTCCAACTTAGTGTACCTGTCCCGTTAGTTGAAAGTACTTGTCCTGATGTGCCGTCTGCCGCTGGCAATGTCCAAGTAACATTAGCTGCTACTATTGTAGGTGCTTTGAATGCAACATAGTTTGAGCTATCAGCATCTGCAAATCTTAAACTATTTTGTCCAAGTATCTTTACATTTCCTATTAGATTAACGTTACCGCCTGATGTTAGTGTAGTAGATCTTACAAGTTGACTTGTGCTGACTGTATAACTTGTACCAGTTGTTGGAGTTCCTGTAGCACTTTGATTTAATGTATAAATTCCAGCACCACCGTTAACACCGGAAACAAACGCAATAACGTATGTGCCAGCCGTTACTGAGCCGCCACTTAGGGCCATTCCTGTCAATATAGTACCTGCCGCCACATTACTAACAGTCATAGTTGTAGTAGTAATAGTAGATGTAAATGTTGCTGAATTCACAGCAGTAATTGTTGTGCCAAATACTGTTGTACCACCGCTAATAATACTTCCTACAATTAAAGACCCGCCAGTTACTGTGCCATTTATAGTTAGTTTTGTACCGGCAGCTAAGATAGTTGCGCCAGAGCTAATAATAGCATTGGTTGCGGTGACTGTTCCTGTTCCAGTTAAATTTAAATCAGTACTACTATAATTTTGTATGTTGTTAGATCTTAATGCACCGCCCGCTGTGATCTCAACACGAGTGGCAGTAGTAGTACCATTATTGGTAATAAAAGCAAATCTAGTTGGCACATTGCCAGTAACCGGTGATCCTTCAGCAACT